AAGATAGTCTAAAAAATCATTAAGCAATGACAAATTGTCTGGATTGACCTGTGCGAGCAGTTCATCAGACGTGATAGTATTCATTTTAGTGCGTCTTCCCACGCAGGTTCACCTCCATATAATAAAAGGAGTCGGACGCATCCGGCTCCTTAGGCTTAGTCCGCAGACGTCAGCCGCAGTTTACTGTTTATGTATTTAATGGGATATCATAGTGACAAACAACACCGTTCCCGTCGCATACGCAAACCATCTGTTCTGGCTTACCGTAAATTCTCTTTTGAATACAGAATTCGTCCATACCAAGGAAAGAGCCAGCCATAATGGTTTTAATGCCTTGTACATCATCAACTTTGTTGTGATGCATATGACCTGATAGAATAGCGTATAACGGCTTACCAGCCATAGTTTGTAGCGACTGAATTTTAGACACAGATGAGTCAAAATCACCGTGCACGCCAAGGTAATTTAACCCGCGTATATTTATTAGATACATCGTTGGGTCTATTTTTTCGCCAGCACCGATCTGGACATTATCAAATGACTGTAATCTTGCTCGCAAATACCACTCCAGCAAGTCATCAAGGCGCTCATCTACAAGAGCATTCTCCTTATTTGGGTCAAGTCTGCTATGGTTACCAGCAACACTTACGAATTTTACAGTTTTGAAATGATGACTAAGTTCTGCAATAAATTCGGCGATTAACTCAGATACACCCATAATCTGTTCAATAACATTTTCCTTGTTTGAAACCTGTATAGACCTGTGTATTGCACCGCTCACAGCGTCGCCGTTTTCCCATATAATACAATCTTCACTATGGTGCGTCTCTGCAATTTTGATAATTCTGTCCAAATATTTACACATCATTTCGCGGCAAATGTCTGAGTTATATGTCCCCCAATAGTTGGAGTGACTTGCACCGTAATGTATGTCGTTCAACGAGACGAGAATATCGTTGTCTGATTGTTCTACGTGAGACGGTAGATAATTAAGACGTGGTAATTTACCATCAGTAATCACATCTATTAGTATCTCGTTTAATTCTTCTTGCCTCGAGCGTTCACGCACGACTTTATTAAATGCATTACGATAATCATAGAACTTCTGCCGTTCCTTGCGCAACTCAATCATCTTGGAGTCAAGCTCAGAGAGAATATGTTCGCCGCTAACACCGTCAATGTTCTCCGCATCCATCAGTTCAAGTGTTCTACGGCTCCCATATAACATACGCCTTGCGACGTCACTTGAATAAGCCTGTCCATAGACGAGCTCTGCAAGCTCGGTGTAGTCCATATCGGAAAGGGTTTTATCTACCAACTTTCCGTAAACAAGCCGCTTGTGATATTCAAGTAAAGACTCATCTTGTTTTCTTTCTATATTCACATTCGGCACCAACTTTCTGCATTTTTGTACCACCCGCGCTACGTAATTTATTTAAGGTACGCAAAACACCCTTATTTTCTTCGCAATAATAGTGATGTCTTTTTGACTTATGTTTCATCGTTCGGACGATATGTATATCTGGGAAACGCGCACAGATGGCTTCTTTTTCTGCTTTATTGATAGCAATCATTGTAAATCCTTCATTCCTTTTCTCTTATTTTTTTTAATCGTGTGTGCACTCGACACGAAAGCAAAGAACACCGTATTCTGATGTTTCGATTCCGTAAAAACGATTTCGATATATTTCCTTTCATTATAGTACCTCATCACGCGGGCTGTAATCCGTTGTCTCCCAACGGATTACGACCCTCTATTTTTGTGAACATTTTAAGTTTTCACCGTTCGACGGCGCATAACCGAGTTTACCATTTGCTTCGTATGTATAGCAACTGCACATTCGCGGCAGTATTTTTGTTTACACCCCTTATTAGGAGCATTCGCTTTGGTTGTCAGACCACAGTTCTCACATTCAAAGTATGGTTCGCCGTGGTACTTCAAATACTGGTATCCGAGATTGCGAAAATCTGTAATTCTCATAACAGCCTCTCCTTCTTCCGCAAAACATACACGAACATTGGTGTTATCTACCTTCCGCGAAAACTGTATCATACCGCACTCTCGTAAAGTCCAATACATCATACTCTGACGTTTAATCGATGTGTTGATATTCGCCATAGACATTATCTCGTTGTCACGATTATTGACCCAATAATCACCAGTAGGCACAACTATTTGCCAATACTTTGCGAGACATAGGAGCGTAAACGCGAGCCTTTTGATTTGTTTTCCGTTGAGCGCATCAATACGCTCCATTTCTGGTTTGGTGATATCGATGCCGTCAATATCAATCGCGGGATACTTTAACGCTCTTCCGACAGCGTAGTCCAACGCGTCAGACCATTTCGGCAGCGACGAAGTTGGGTCACACTGTATTAAGAACGTATCGAGAAAATTTCGCGTGTCGCTTTTGCTATACCCCTTATCTAAATAGTAACGAGCAACGCGGCAGAAAGTTTCTGATGGTTTCTTCCCGAGAGACTTAGACCGAATCATATTTTCAGCCCACTCGTTCTCCTTTAACACTATACTCATTCTGTCACCCCAATCGTTTTCGATTTTACTGAGAAGGTTTCTCCGCCATATTTAATATCTCCGCTTGCGTCGATGACCGGGAACGAGATGGTGTTATTATTTTTGGAAAGTAAGTTATGTATAATATCTTGACCGCACATACTCCAAGCAAATTTTTTAGTGGAGCTTCGTGTGTAGCATAAATCCAAGACTATATTGCATAGTACGTCCTTGTTTTGACAGACAATGCTACACTCTCTTCTGAACTCTTCGCTCATTATTGACATCTCTGCCATAGAGTCACATTCGTCAACTCGTTCATAGTCCGCAAAAACCGCATAATTACGGAGTCGTTTATTGAAATCATCATACAGCTTCTTGATTGCGTTATACTGTGACGTGCTGTATTCTGAGCCGTTGCGCATAATCTTATAGTCAAACTTAATCGCCAAATTATTCTTTCCGACATAACCATCGAATTCCGACTCAAAGCGTCTGCAAATCTTATTCATAACACAGTCGCCAACTCCGACCGGCATACGGTAATCAAAGTACCTCAAGAAATCTTTTTGCCTGTCAGTTAATTCATCCCAAGGCAACTGGCGAAGCTCCGGTATCGTCATTTGAAATTCACGCAGGGCATTTCTATCGGTGTTCTTTATGTATGTGTTATACTGTTTCATTAAAGCGGGATAGATATATCGCATAAAGTACGGCTTTTTATCTGCAACAATCGAACGATAAAACTTCCGTTGCTTTTCGTCTTTAATTTTGTTTGCAGAATGTCTGTCATGCCACTCCTTCGGCATCGGCTTACAAATGATTCCCTTAGCTTTATCTATCGAGTTCTGTTGATATAATTGTCCGCACTGTATGCGGTAGGCTAACGTCTCGTACTCTGGGCTTCCGCACTCAAACCGAGACTGCACCTCAAACATCGACGTAATCCAGTTTGTCGTCTGACCAATATCATTACCGAAACTTTCGATGTTTGACCTCACGAAATCCTCGTCTGTAGAAATTTTCTTATCAGCCTTTCTCTGCGCACACATAAGTGCAGGTTGAAGATTCAATTTTCTCACCAAGACATCATTGTCAGTAAGCATCACGAGGTCTCCGTCAAAATCCATCCCATTAAGTGCTATGGCTGCAGTATCCCAACTATTGAACACAGTGCAGGTCTTCATATGCCTATACCAATAATTAACATCATCTGTGTTCACCGGCGTTACCAACCGAATGTTGTTATGGCAAGTCATAGGTGCTCGATAACACGCCAACCTTTCCGCTCCGGCATCAACCCAATATCTGTTGTATATCTCGCCAGCTTTCAAGAGACCGGTTACCTTGAGACCAAAGATGTTCTGACAAAGAGAGAACGGGTCGCCAGAAACAATCGAGTAATTTCCGTGAACTTTAAGTACCCCCACCTTTGCCTCTTTAATTCTATTTTTGATAAGCCGATAGATAGTGCTCTGAATAAATGGGTCGTCAATCATACGCTTGTCAATCATAATTGCCTTAACAAAATCATCATCGATATACTCGATGTTGGATTCACTCAACCCGGAGCCTTTCAGAAATAAGACAGTCTTGCGCCAGTCTCCACGCAGAACATCTTTAATTTCATTCATAGTCGGAGCGATAAGCTCATCGATATCTTCGTCGTTCAAGTCATAGCTCTGGATAAACTGGTAGTTGAGATTACGTTCGTTCTCTAATTCTTTCGGGCAAGTCTTTGCAACTCCAAATGTGTATCCGTTTTCAACAGATGTTTTAATATAGTCGTCACAACTATCGTAGGAATCCCAGAGCTTAACCATTGATGTTGTGAGGATGAGTTCGACATTTCTAATATCGACATCGTTACCCCAAGCATCCTTGACGATGTGCTTACCACCAGCAATCTTATCTGCAAAGTCTTGAAAGTCGAATGTGAAAACCATACCTTTCTCAAACGAGAACCTTGTGTTCACACCGCTGACTGTATAGTCGAGTCCAAGTTCTTCGCTCCACCTCTGAGCCAAAGCCGGTGTCATCAGACCAAAGCCGTCAGATGCGTCTATCTCAACCTCTGTATCTTTACGAAGCTCCATTGCCGGTTCTCCGTCGCACTCGTCTGTCAAGTAGATAATGTCAGAGTTGAACTTAGTGTTGACATCATCAACCACCAGAACGCCTTTCGGCAAAGATACTGGAGTGGAGGCGCTACAGGTCAAAGCCTTATACGCCTCGAGCTTCGCGGTAACCAGCGCTTTGTCTGTGTTTCTACCGTTTTCTACTCTGCGCTTTATTTCATCGGCGTGTCTCTCCGATACAAAAACTATGGTACTATTCTTAATTCCACCGTTTGTACCGAGCAACCGCCTGTATTTAATGCCGTTAATTGAAAAGCCACGGCAAGCTTTATAGTAGTCTTTTTCCTTATCAATGATAAGGCACATATAGTCAGGCTTATATTGAAGTGTGTCAAGTTCTATGTATAGCTGTTTGATTGCTCGTCTATTTTGAACGCTGTTCGGCTCTCGACGTAAACGCTTAATCTCCGATTTGATATTATGAGCTTTTGCGTCCGCATCGGTTAAGCCATTAAGTTCATCAATCCACCTGAGCACCTGACTATCTGCAAGCGAAATCACCTCATCGTTCCGTCTGGCTTCTTCTATTGGTAAAACAAGCTTCCACTTTGCCTTCCGCAAACGACTACTGTGTATCTTGTAAATATACTTTTGACACACCAACTGTTTAGCTATGACAGTCACCCCATTTCAATGTAAATTATCTAATAAGCCGCATAGTCTAAAATTAGTCGGCGTTTTGAGTTATGTATTGAAACCACTCTTTATGAAACTCGACACGTCTGTCTTCGATAAGCTTATCGATGTCTTCATCTTCTGCACTTTCCCCGAGCGGTGTATAATCTTCGCATACTTCATCTGCATTGCATTTGCCGTAATAGAAGCAGTTCTCGCAATTCTTATCCATTCGCAGCGCTTCCTCCTTTGCTTGTATTTTCAATCCAGTTTATAAGCAGCGTTCTCATGCGCCTGCTCGGTATGTATAAGTGGACTTCGTTGCCGTCTCTGATAGCGGAGCGCCAAATCCACTGAACCATAATTGATAACGCATACGCGTCCTCATCAACCTTGATGCCGTGCATCTGGTAGAACTTCTTTTCGTTTACGTTCATAAACAGGTTGGCGATATAAACGAGACAGTCTCTCTTTCTATATGCATTTGTCGCTTTCGCATTAAACGTGAGGAAAGACTTTGTATATCCCTGTCCCTTAATCTTGCTGAACTCACCTTTGTACGAGCCCCAAAGTTTCCTATCTGCTGGTACGTCGCGCCATATATTATTGAAGCAGTTCGAGACGTTACGCTTCACCTGCTTGACGCCCTCTATATCCTTCCCGAACCAATTCATAGACAGAGCATAATAATCGTCTCCGATTTCATTGATGCGGTCGCCGTCGATGATGTGAAGCATATCCTTCAATCGGGTGACATACTCCGGTGTGTAACCGGGATACCCACCAAACTTATACCCACCGTCCTTTGTTCGCTCGATCCCGATGAACTCATAAGGAATGTTATATATATTAAGGAAGTGATGTAGGCTCTGTCCATCGAACAGATAGGTCAGTATGAACACGTCCTTGAATGATGTAAGGAGTTCGGGTGGCAGTGCCCAATAGAACAGAGAATTATCATCCTCGTCTGTCATCCTGATTAATTCTCTCGATTTGAGCAGACTGAATAATTCGTGGAGTGCACGACCTTTGTACTGCTCGTTGGCTACCGCGTACACACCGTCGTGCTCGACGATATATCCGGCATCAATCGCAAGCTGTAGGTCATCCGGGTGCAGGTTGAAGGTTTCCAGAACCTCCACGTTCTCGTCGATGATAAGGGTGTACTGTTGCCGTTTAATTTCATCGAGCGTCTCTTGCGTATATCGCTTAAACGCCTGATGTGTCGTCGTGATGTTCCTTCCTTTTTTAATAAGAGCCGCAGTGTGCTCCGATTTCTTCCAGTGGAACTGTCTGAGATTATCGCTCGGTTCGACAAACCGGAGAGACGGACAGCCGCGCTTGATGCGCGTCGCCTCGTCCAAATAAGGAGTGATGTAAATGAACTTATCGTTCTTATGTTCGTTCAGGTAGGTGATGGCAGCCGAGCTCTTGCCGGTTCCCATAATGGCGTCACAAACCTTAACCGCCACTATCAATCACCCCCATTGTTATAAGTTGCGTGTGCAATATATAAACCATCCTTTCGTGGTTATTTACAGAATTAAACCGCCATATCCTCATACTCTTCGATACTGCTGTCAACAAGGTAGTTATAGCGAGCGCTGCCGAGGTTGAGCTGTTTATACGCTTTGCCGATTTCCTCATAGGTGATACCTATATAATCCAGAGTCTGTGCAGGCGTAGAGTGGTTGAGCATCTTCTGCAGGAGCAGGAGCTTGCGGTTGTCATTATGAGACATCAGCATCTGGTGGTAGCAGAACGTCTTGCGGAGCGTATGCGTAGACATCTTCACATTAAGACCGAGGTCGGAAGCGATGCCCTTAAGGATACGGTCAATAGACTGGATGCTGAGTGGTTTGTTAATACTACCGCCGTTATTGGATACGCTACGGAACATATAGTCGCTCAGGCACACACCATCCGTGTGTTGCAAGTAGAGCGTCACAGCTTCCCAAACAGCCTTGTTGATAGTGATGTAACGGTTCTTCTTGCGCTTGCGGGTGTTACGTGTCTTCTTCTCGAACACAGGGAAGCTATCCTTGAACGTAAAGTTGTCGTTGATGAGATTGGAGAACCGAAGCATACGAAGGTCGCTAACACGGAGTCCAAAGTTGATGCCGACAATAAAGAGCATATTGTCGCGGTATCTCCCTTTCTCAATCAGATAGTGTGAGATAGCGAAGATATCATCCATACTCTTAATGGGTTCGGCAGCGTGTTCCGGAGCCAGCTCGCAGTGTGTCTCCTCGGTTGCGGGAGCAATGATGGAGGCAAGCATTCTCTGATTGGAGAACCGGAGCATATCAACATTGATAATGGGGGCGGTCGTCTGCGGGTAGTTCATAGTTAAAACTGGCATATCGTATATCCTTTCTTTCAGCGGTCGAAAAGACCGGCTACAACGGTTTACAACAACCAATGTTGTAAAGTTTTCAAAAAGTGCTTGTGCGGCAACGGATTTCAGGCGAAGGCTTAAAAGAGAAAAACCATCTTTGTCTATGTATAAAAAGCAGCATTCCAACAGCTTCGTGTCATACCCGGATGCGCACTTGCAAATTATTTAATTGAAGCGATAATCCAAGAAGAAAACCCGCTTTGCAGGTTATCGAATTATCTTGACTTTATTATACCATATGGCTTTGACACCGTCAACCCAAACGGGCTTGTTACTAAATTAAAAAATTTGAAATTGCAGGTTCGGTTGTTATCGAATTTTCGGTGTCTGGATACACCGGATTTGGAAAAATTCGTGTCATTGAAACGCCGACGGTTAACGACATTGCGATACGGTTCTGTATGCTATAATCGTTGAAATGTCGTGGTCTGACTGGATTTTTGGATGAGGCGTGGGAGATGAAGCGACTTCCAGCACTGCTCAACGGCTGACCGCCGAAAAAACCATAACTACCGCCGTTAAAGTGTTGTAGCGTGAAAAGTGAACATTGAAACAAGCAACGAACACAAGCACAAGCGCACAAAAAAGCAACCGCGCAAGGTTAGGCGTAGTAATTTTTCAGTATTTGAAAATATTTTGCATTTTCTTATTGACAAACACTAATAACGTGGTATAATTAGCGTGACCGTTGTTTTCAACGGTTTATAAATCAAGTGTTTTTCGGTGTACCGTATCAAACACCGAACCCGAAAAAGGAGGCAAACAATGAAAACCATGAACAAAACAACCATGAACGCAAGAAAACAAACAAAACGCGAATTACAAGCGCAAGCAACCACACAAAAGAACCTTGAGAGAACACACGCAAAAATCACAAGCATAACCAACGTTGACAACAACATAAATCAAACGGCTAAAGAAGTAATGCAAGCATATTTACAACACGGTGCACAAAGTGATGACTTTGGAAAAGCATTGATAAAACTTGCAAGCATTATCACACATTGTAAACTCAACAAATTACTTGAGAGTGATGAAACATACCGCGAACAGTTTACAGAATTCAAGCGCGACATTGTACAGTATAACAAGTATTTTCAATGTTTAGACACGCTTGAAACACTTTACAAAACGCAATACACAAAAGACGGCGATATAATTACAGTATGCACGGATAAAGCAAGAGAAAAAGATATATATAAACAAATTGAAAAATTATCATTTTGGAACGGCGCGGACTTAATACAAGAAGCAGTTTTGAAATTGCTTCAATGTTTAGACAACGCAAAAAAACGCAATGTAACCATAACAGAAAATACCTTGCTTGAGCCTTTTGAAGTTTATGACTTGAAAAGTAAAACATACCGCAACGGGGACATTAAACCACAAACACTATGGACTAAACACAACACAAACGCAATAAAAGAAGCAAGCGCAACCGTTACAAGAAGCATAAACGCAAATAAAGCAATACGCGAAAGTACAACACTGTATACCGCACTTGAAACAAACTTCACAAATGAGAACGGCGAAAAGGAAACTATTACAAAATACAAACGCGCAAGCACTCTATCCGCGTTTGAAATAACAGATATAAATGGGAAACAAGTCACAACCGTTGCAAATGATACAGACAACGCATTATTTGAAAGCATACCGCAACGCGCAAACTTAACAGCACGTGAAGCGTATATTTTAAAAGAGCATTATCAACCGCACTATTACGCAAGAAAAGACGAACACGGAAAAACAATGAAAGACGAACACGGAAAAACCGTTTATTCTTTCGGTACTCTATCATTACAACAGATTGCAGACCACCACAATATAACACTTGAAGCCGTTAAAAAGTGCGACCGTAACTTAAAGCGAAAAATTATTGAAGCGCGTATTTTCCCGCAGTTTACGGAAGCAGACAAAAAAACCGCGCACAAACCGCGGGCGGTACGTTGCTATGAAGCAAAAGACGAAAGCAGAAAAACCATTGCAAGTTTTGATAGTGTAGGAAGCGCAAGCAAGGTTCTAAACGTTGACGCAAGCAACATTGTAAAAGTGTTAAAGGGCAAACTAAAAACCACAAGCGGATTAGTATTTGAATACATAACAGAATAATAAACACGAACCGCACAAACGAAAAGCGCACTTTTGCAAGTGCGCTTTTTTCTTTTGGATATATCCAAACACGGCACACGGCAAACGAACCGCACAAAACCGCAAGGTTACCTGTGGTAAGTTTAGTAGTGTACCGAACACGGCACACGGCAAACGAACCGCACAAAAC